AAGCCTGACTTGGCAGGGTGTACCAATGCCAGAGCTATTTACTGATCGTATCTTAAAGATGCGTCAGGAGGGCTTTAACATTGACCCTATGCTTAACTTCTTGAACAACATGAATGATAACCCATCAGACCAAGCGATTGTAGAGTTGTTTGACTTCATGGAGAATCAACATCTACCAATTACGGATGATGGTAACTTTCTAGCCTATAAAGCCGTTGATGAAAACTTTAAAGACCTCTATAGCGGAAATTTTGACAACAGTGTTGGCAGTGAAGTAAGCGTCTCTAGAGAGTCAGTTGACTCTGACCGTGACCGTGGCTGTAGTCACGGCTTGCACGTTGGCTCTATTGGCTACGTTAGTAGCTATGGTAGTGTTGACATCCAAAACAAGATCAAAGGAAACGATGACAATGGTGGGAACCAAATAGTTATCTGCAAGGTCAACCCAAGAGATGTTGTAAGTGTTCCCACGTGTTCAAAATTCCAGAAGCTACGTTGTTGCCAGTATGAAGTAGTGTCTCTGTTTAGTGACATCTTTGATACATCGGTACACATGACTGATGCTGGCCTTAAAAAGGCATCCAGAACAGAAGAGTGGCAGCATGAAATCGCCGCCAAGCTAAAAGGAGTCATGAAGGTATTAAAACGTGCTGAACTAGCCACAGCATGATAGACCCAGAGAAAAGCGTAGCCCTGTGTAAGATTTTTGCTATAACCAACCTAGCACTTTATGCTGCAACTTCAAGTGTTAGCAACTTGGTAATATCCATACTTATGCTCGGCTACGTAATTCTTTTTCAACACGTAAAAGGTAATAGACATGACAGCTAAGAAAAAAAGATACGAACCAAAGGGGATCACTAAAAAAGAAATGGAAGCACTGAAAGTTCACAATAAAGAGATAGACGAAAAAGAAAAAACACTAAAGATTAAACACCAAAAAATGTGGGAAGAAAAGAAAAAACACCGAAGAGGTTTCAATGAACGATAAAGAACTATTTGTAGTCTATATTCACTCCAACAAGAAATGGTATGTTTGGATATATTCATATGGCAAACTGATTGAAAAACTAGAAGTATTTACAAGTAAACTGGAGGCCGTAAAAGCGGTAGACCAATGGAAGAAGGGATTAAAAAAACATGGGGATTCGTGAAGAACTCGCTGAGAACTACGGCGCAGATATACTGTTTGCTGACGGCTATGATGATGCTATTATTGGCGTTTGTATTGGTTGCGACTCTGGTAGGGTCGTATATGACGCTGAAAAGATGGTTGACATATGCGCTAAAGACTTGGACACCGACCAAGAAGAGGCTTTAGAGTTTCTTGAGTTCAATACATTTTGTGCATACGTTGGAGAGAACACGCCCATGTATTTAATAAGACATTAAAAGCTGCGTATTACCCCAAGCAGTCGGGTTCATTTTCCTCGTTGCTACCATTTGAACATTAGTTAAAATATAATTCAAAATTTTATAAAAAATAATGAGTTAAAAGTCAATCCTCGCCTTATAATAAATAAGAAGATTGCTATAAAACAAAAAGGAGAACCTGTTGAAACCTCAATATAAACTAACCTGCTGCGGAAGGACTTATATCAGCAGGGCAGATTTGGACAAAATAATTACCTGCCCGTACTGCAAACAGGTCAATCCGCCATCCGAAGAAGTAGATAAGGAAGACCAAGTATTCACTTTTGGGGGTTTTTCTGGAGATAAGAAGCACGACATAAGACCGTGGGGTTCTTACACAATCCTAATAGACGAACCAAACGTAAAGGTAAAAAAAATAACTGTTTTCCCTAAGCAAAGACTAAGCCTACAGCTTCATAGAAAACGACAAGAGCTATGGAAAATCATTAGCGGAAACGGCGTAATGACAGTTGGATGTGAGGAGTTTGAAATATCAGAGGGCGACAGGATTGAAATATCTAAGTATGAGGTTCACCGAGTAGAAAACAACGGTGAGTTCAACCTAGAGTTCATTGAGGTTCAAACAGGCGTGTGCCAAGAAGATGATATTGTTAGAATAGAAGACGACTACAACAGATTGGATAATTAAATATGACCACTGCAAAGAAAACCTTAGACGTATACGAAATTGGCACAGAAGTATCTCTAACAGAAGAGATTTCTGCTAAGATTATAACTGTTGCTATTCATTCAGACAACGTGATTCAGTATGAGTGCGCGTGGTGGAGTGGAGAGTCGAGAACGAGAGAATGGTTCGCCGCTAGCGATTTCTTTAAAGTGGGAGAACAAAAAGCCCCTGTAAAAATTGGATTCTTAAGATAATGAATTACCTATTTGATGTAGATGGAACACTGACCGCCCCCAGACAAAAGATAAACAAACAGTTTAGACAAGAGTTTGGAACGTGGGTAAATGACCAGCAGCTTATTGGTGACAAGGTATACTTAGTAACGGGATCAGATAAGAAAAAAACCGTTCAACAGATAGGGGTTTGTCTATACCGAACCTTTGATGGGTGCTATCAAAACTGTGGAAATAAACTGTACGTAAAAAACAGATTAGTAAAAGAGTCACAGTGGAAGATTAGTGCAGATGCAAAGATTAGGATTTTTGAAATTATTAAAAAGAGCCTATGGTATGGCATCGCTACTTCCAATGTGGAAGAAAGAACTGGCATGATAAACATATCAACGGTAGGTAGAGATTGCACGAAAAAACAACGGCAAGAGTATAGTAATTGGGATGAATATAGTTTAGAGAGAGAGTCCATAGCTAAAACTATAAGAGAAGAGTATCCAGAGCTTGATGCGTCTATAGGAGGGATGATAAGCATTGACATTTATCCTAAAGGTAAAAATAAGTCACAGGTAATAGATGATATGGTCGGTGAAACGGTTTTCTTTGGAGACAACTGTAAAGAGGGTGGAAACGACTATGAAATATCTAGGTCGGCAGATTTTTATTACGAAGTAAATAACGACGAGGACATGAGAAAACTATTAAGAACAGTAGGTAAAAGTTAAGATGAACAGATTAAAAGGAATGAGATCATATTTAGCTGGAGCTATGGATAGAGTTCCAGATGGGGGAACAGGGTGGAGAGATAAGATCACGCCTCTGCTAGAGAAAACAGGAGTTGTTGTCCTAAATCCATGTGATAAACCCGCTAGCGTGGGTAAGGAGGATAGTAATTCAAGATTAAGAATTGATGAATTAAAAATAGATGGCGACTACGAGAAGCTCAAAGAAGAGTTTGCAGTAGTAAGAACCCTAGACTTAAGATGTGTAGACATATCCGACTTTATTATAGCGAGCATTGACATTGACGTTCATGCTTGTGGTACATACGAAGAAATATCTGTAGCCAATAGTCAGAAAAAGCCCGTGCTAGTATGGTGTCAACAAGGCAAGTCGGCTGCTCCGAACTGGTTATTTTTTATGCTGCCACATCAGCACATTTTTGATTCTATGGAAAACCTAATGGGTTACTTAGCATATGTAGACCGACATAAAGGAAAGGTAAATCATTACAAAAGATGGTTTTTCTTTGACAAGTAAAAAAGGTTTGCAATAATTAGGAAAAACCAAATAAAAAGCTGCACCGAGAGCCAAAGGTTGCTATAATATAATATGGATTTACAAGACAAACAAAGCTGGTGTGAACACGGACGAAACTTAGAAGATGTGTTCATCGAGAACTTTGGAGAAGAGCTTTCTCTGGAGATCAATAAAGACAAAACCGAGAGTGTTTATGTCATCGACATGTACAACACTAAGGACGATGTATTATCAGACCTCAAGAGCCAGAACACGCCATTTTTCTTGGCTGGTAAAAAATACAACGTAGACCCACAGTTTGCTGTTGTGTTTAATGAAAAAGATAAATTAAACTACATCAATAAAACAACCAATGGCTCAGAGCTATATATTTACTTCTGGGTTAAGTGGGAAGAGCAAGAGAGGTTTGGTGTCAAGGTTACAAGTATAGATTCTATTTTTATGACTACATTCAGTAACCTATTAAAGATATTAGACGACGACAAACTACACGAGTATAAACAAAGAAAAGGAGACACCAAAGGTAACGCAAAAGCGAGCTACGTTTTGGATGTCCGAGATATGGAATTATTACTAAACAATAAAGAAAAACTGGGAGCTTTATAGATGGCAACAATTAAAGAAATGGCGCAAGCACATTTGTTAAACGTCCAACAGCAGATTAATGATCTGGAAGGACAGAAGACACGTATTGATGAGGATATTAAGGCATTGGGTGAGTATTTACAGCAAGGCGCTGTAGAGCTTGATGTCGAAGATAATGTAGATTCAGCGATAGTTGAATCAGATGAATAAGGATTGTATTATGCATAGTTCAGAATTTTACCAGCAGTTGTCGAGTTTACCACAAACATATTCTTGGGATATTGAAGGTAATCAATCAATCGTTGGGACTGGTAAAAGGGGTAAAGCTAAAGGTTTAGCGTTTAACCCAGTCACCGCAGTGGCGCATCGTCAGGGACATGGCGAGTACGCAACAAACAAACGTGACACCATTCGAGCAGGTAAAGCTATTGGTCTTTCAAAGACTTTTGTGGAAAATTTATATCAGGCTACGACCAACCACTCTAATAGAGGTCATAGCCAAGTAGTACGAGGAAAACTTCGTTCAGCATTGGAGATTTAGGATGAATATTAATTTATGGGTAGGGTGTGGCCGACTGACTAAGGACGCAGAATCTAGCGTCACTAAGAAGGGCACACCAATGAGTAAATTCAGATTGGCGGTCAATGATCGTCGAAATGATGACACGTTGTTTTTAAATGTTCTCTGTTTTGGAAAGATGGCCGAAAGCCTAAACGAACACCTGTTGAAAGGTCGTTTGGTTTCCGTGACAGGAAAAGTAAAAGTGGATGAATATGAGGACAAGACTGGAGCCATGAGAAACTCTATCTGCGTAATGGCAGATGACATCTCGCTAGGCCCAAATGCCGGACAAGGCAAAGTTTCTTCATCCGCTGAAGCGGAAGCTCCTTTTTAACTAAAGGTGTTACCCCAAAGGCAAGCCCAGCCTTGCTAGTCGAAATGTAAGACTAGCTAAATGGGCTTTTTTTATGCCTAAAATTAGTCATGATAAAATGTTGAAAAAAGATATATTCTAGTTGACATTGAGCGTTAGCATGATATAATACAACCATGTGTAGTTGATCTGTCTTGCGTAATGCAGTCAGGGCTGTTTAAACAAGGAGAACTTATTATGATGCTCGAATTTCTTATGGCGTATGGACAACCCCCAAAGTGGGTAGGAGTTCTTGGCGCTATGACCTTTGTTGTTTTTGTTTTAGCCGCAGTATATAACGGTCTAACAAACCCAAAATACCAAAGAAAAACACCCATCAATTTGGACTTGTTTGAGATTGGGTATATATTACCCAGCAAGACAGTGACTCCAGTAGCAACCAAAGACAATCCTATCTATAATGACTGCGTATTGGCGATGAGAAGCATGGGTTATAAAGCAGCGGAGTCAAAAAGCGTAGCCACGCGAATACTGGCAACGCACAATGTCGGATCTGTTGAGGAATTTATTACTATAGCACTATCTAAAGGGGCTTAATGTACAACATCATTTCTCCCATTAACTCGCTAGGATATGGAATTGCAGGATTAAACATCTGCAAGGAACTGGATAAGAAATCCCCAGTTGCACTATTCCCCATTGGTCAACCGTCTGTCACAAGCAGGCAGGATCATGAAGCTATATCAGACATGATCGCAAACGCATCAATGCCTGACTTTAATGCTCCCTGCGTAAGGATATGGCATCAGCATGACATGTCTCAGTTCGTTGGCAGGGGAATCAAAGTAGGATTTCCTATATTTGAGCTTGACAATTTCACAAAATTAGAGAAGCATCACCTGTCTAGTGTAGACAAGCTGTTTGTCTGTTCTTCTTGGGCTAGGGACGTAATACTGTCTAAGGTTTCAATGAGCAGCGAGAATGTTCACGTGACACCACTTGGTGTTAACACGGATATTTTCAAGCCGTCTAAACCAAACCAAAGAGACAAGACAGTGTTTTTTAATTGCGGCAAGTGGGAAATAAGAAAAGGCCACGATATTATTGTTGAAGCATTTAACAGGGCTTTTACTAAGTCTGACAATGTTGAACTTCAAATGATGTGTGAAAACCCCTTCAATACAGAGGACGAAGAAAAAAAATGGCACGATCTTTATAAACGATCTGTCTTAGGCGATAGAATTACTATTCTAGGTAGAGTAGATACTCACGAAGAAGTGTATAATATAATGTCCAATGCAGACTGCGGGGTATTTCCATCTAGAGGGGAAGGTTGGAATTTAGAGCTTTTGGAAATGATGGCCTGCAATAAGGCGGTTATAGCCACAAACTACTCAGCGCACACGGAGTTTTGCAACAAAGACAATACCTTCTTGGTGGAGATAGACAGCCTTGAGCCAGCAAAAGACGATAAATGGTTCAATGGATTAGTGGGGAGCTGGGCTAGTATTCAAGACTCCCAGATAGATCAAATCGCAGAATTTATGACTCACGTTCATAAGAATAAAGTAACATCCAATGCTAGTGGCGTTGAAACCGCTAAACAGTATAGCTGGACTAACTCAGCCAACTTAATTACAGAGGTACTTTCTTAATGTTTGGTTTTTTAAAGAAAGAAAAGAAAAAAGTAGACAAAATTGATGGAGATAACCCCATCGCAGCGTCGATTAACTATTATATAAGAGAGGACGGTTCTCCATTCGCTGATATTCATGTTGCAGAAATGGACAAGAAATCAATCGAACTACTTACGGATTTGTTAATAGGGATAACTTTAAATCACTACTTGGACACTACCATTGAAATGATTAAAGATCATTTCATTGAAACAGATAACCTAGATTTATATTTAACTATGGCTAGTAAGATAGCTGCACTGTATGACGACAAAGGAAATAAAGAGGAAGAAGAGCCATGCATAAGGCCGTCCGATGCCCTATAAGGGAGTAATTAAAGATGCAAAAGCAAATAGGCTGGCAGAAATACGAAGACGCATTAGAAGACCAATTAGAGTGCCCCTTCATACAAAACCTCGTAGAAAAGCTCCAACTACAAGAGCGAGCGATGATACAGGAACTATTAGAAACGGGAGACTATTCAGATTTTTCAGGTGAGGAAGATGGAATGACTCCATCACCAGCAGCATCTTCTGTGGCAATCTCAAAAGAGATGATAGAAGAAGCAAGCGTTATAGCTAATTTTGACTGCTGGGTGGGACATGCTAATTTTGATATAACTCCGTCTGTAAAAAGCGGGATTGAAAAAACAGCAGGAGTTGAACTCCTAAAGGTACAAAGTAGATACAGATTTTTCATTGGAGTGGGACGCATGTTTCGCTTTGGGGAAGTTAGAAAAAACATTGAAGAGAAGTTTTTGACTTAATTATTTTATTAAAGGATTTTGAATATGAATTTTGAAGAAGCGTTAAAAAGCAGAGATTTAGAAATGATTATGAACAAGGCAGCTAGCAAGTTTATGAGCCAGTTAGATGTAGATGAGCTACATACTTGCAAGCTAAACGCATTGTGGAAAGCATCAGAAGGCCATGAAGAAGGTAGGTCGAAGTTCACGACATACTTATTCAATGGGGTTCGTCAGCAATGTATCTCAGCTATCAAGTTCAACAATCGACATAGGAATAAAACAAGACCGCTGCATGACAACATATCTGACCCCACCGCTAGCGGAAACCTCCTTGATCTATACGACGAGATAGACAGCCTTCCTAATGGAGACATGCTAAGAGACAGGATGCTTTCAGACACGATAGAGGAAGTAGCTCAGAAGCACGACTGCAACAGAGAAACAGTGCGAAGAAAGATAAAAAACTCAGCAAACTTACTAAAAGAACGACTGAAGTAGTGTATAATAATACTAGGAGAATAGGAAGTTGCCGGATCTGGAATCTATGTTTTTTTTAATTTTTTTACTTTAAGGAGTCTGAAATGGCAACTATATCAACGTCTGGGGCATACCCAGCAACAAACAAACAAGATGGCGGTACTGTCATCATGGGTGGAAATATCGAAGTAAGCGGAGTGATTACAGTTAGTAAAAGCAGCGTGGACATGGGACGAATCAAGGGCGAACCTTACGGCTCAAAAGTCGTTGAGCATGACGGCGCTGGATTAGCTACTGATTCTCAATGGGGAGCCGTTCCAGCTATTGCTGGCTCAGGTGGCACGTTTGCTTACCAACCAACAAACTCAGACCCTCAGTTTTTGATTCGTGGATATGCTACTAAGATTAATAATTCAGCATCTACCACTATTCAAATTCCCGGCACTGACTTTGGCAGCTCCCGTTATGACGGCATCGCTGGCAGAATTAGTAATGTCGCTGCTGGTTCTGGAGCAGGTACAGTTATTGATGTGATGGCTAAACCATCCACGTCTATTCATCCTGAAAGAACGAAGGGTGGAGATGCAGGTTTAACGTATACCTACGCAGCACCTTCTGGCAATGGAGCTATTACTTCCTCTGGTGATAGAAATGCAATTGGGCCTCATAACGCCAATCAAGTACCATTGAACTATATGGATGGATCTGCTACTCCCAAGTCGGACGAATACAAGTCTCGATTTACTAACGAGTAGACTTGGTTATATTCTCATGTAATTTGCCCCCTAGTGGGGCAGGTTACTTGTTTTTATTTGGGGGGTTAGAATATGTCAACAGAAGACGTAACGCTAATGTGCACGATGCTGGGTAGCCTCTTAACCTTTCTGGCTGCCGTTTGGGTAAAAGTACTAAAACCTGCGATGAAATTTATAGATAAGCACGACGATGTTGTGGGGTCTATAAAAACGATAGAGGAGGAACTCACGTGTAACGGAGGGTCAAGCCTTAAAGATGCTGTTGTAGCGCTCAATGTAACCTGCGTTAGAATAGAAGATAGGCAAACTGTAATGGAGCAGAGAACAAAAGCCTCTCTTCACTATAGTAAAATACCCCTATTTGAGACAGACGATAAGGGTAGATTAATCTGGTCGAACGCAGCGTTCAGGCAACTCACAGGACAATCCATGACAGACATAAAAGGTTTTGATTGGCTAACATATATTCATGAAGATGAGAGAGTAGAGTTCCTAGAAGAGTTCAACTCTTGTCTTAGTATGAGTAGGAAGTTTTCAAAAGAAGTCGATACTTCTGATGGAAGAAATGTAAGGATGACAGGATACCCTTACAAACTAAATGACAATAAACAAGGAGGTTTTCTAATTAGTCTCACAGAGGCTTAAGAAAGAAGGTATATTATGGGTTCTAAAAAATGGTCACTTAATTGGACTGACGGTAAAAAACTAGGTCTTAACACTATTTTCGTATCGCTAGCCGCTGGCTTAACATATCTCGGCACGCAGGTTGCTAATGTTGATTGGGGTTCTATGACAGCTCTCGCTGTGCCTATCGCAACACTGCTAATTGGGTCAGCATCCCAGTGGGCAAGGGATAGTTCGTCAGAAGAATAAAGTTGTATTTGTGACACGCAAGACGTGATGATGATTGAAGCGGAAATAAAATTGAAAAATAATAAGTACATTCACTAAATAAAGCACACTCGCTCCGTAGACTCCGTTCTGCGGGCGAGTTTTTTATTGCACTAAGGATTAAGGGATTAACAATGGAAGTAACCAAGCATAGTGGTCATCTAGAATCATACGATGTTGAAAAAATTCATAAAGTTGTTGAGTGGGCCACAGATGGTATAAATAATGTATCCTTATCAGATATAGAAATGAATATGAATCTCTCTCTTAGAGATAAAATAGGGACTGATGAAATCCATCAGATATTAATAAAAAGCGCTAGCGACTTAATCTCAGAAGCGTCCCCAAATTACCAATACGTAGCAGCTAGACTTCTAAACATGAGTCTACGCAAATCAGTCTGGCAAGACGTTGCTCAAGAACCCTGTCTTCATACCCATGTTTTACAGATGATAGACAGTGGTATATATGACCACGAAATTATGGACAACTGGACACCTGAAGAAGTTGAAGTCTTGGGAAATTACATCAAACATGATAGAGACAATCTATTCACCTATTCTGGACTACAGCAGTTGATAGATAAGTATCTCATTAAGAATAGAACAACTAACATCATATATGAAACTCCTCAGTTAGCATACATGGCTATAGCTATGTGCTTATTTAACAAGTATGATGACAAGGTTAAGAAAACTAAAGAAGCATACGATTCTTACTCTACGTTTAAAGTCAATCTGCCCACCCCTATTATGGCGGGCGCTCGCTCAACCATTAAACAGTTTGCATCCTGTGTTCTAGTGGATGTTGAGGACGACCTTGATGGTATATTCTCAAGCCTGCACGCAGTAGGAAAATACACTGCAAGACGTGCTGGTATCGGTCTTAACGCAGGAAGAATCAGGCCTATCAATTCGCCTGTTCGAGGGGGAGAGGTTATCCACACTGGACTGATCCCATATCTTAAGATATTTGAATCATCAGTAAAGGCCACCTCTCAAAACGGACTAAGGGGAGGGTCTGCCACTGTACATCTACCATTCTGGCATTATGAGATAGAAGACATTATTGTCCTAAAGAATAACGCTGGGACGGACGATAATAGAGTTAGAAAGCTAGATTACTCTGTTCAGTTTTGTAAATTGTTCTACGAGAGACTAATTAAGAACGAAGACATTACACTTTTTAGTCCACACGAGGCTAAGGGTCTATATGAGGCGTTTGGAAACAATGAAAAGTTTGAAGAGCTATACCTCAAATATGAATCTTCAAGGTCTATCAAGATGAAGAAAAAAATCAACGCAAGAAAACTGGCAGAGGTCTTCGCTAGAGAAAGACTCGAAACGGGCAGAATCTATAGCATGAACATTGATACAGCAAACGAGCATGGCTCGTGGGACGTTCCTGTTTACATGAGCAACCTTTGTCAAGAAATTATACAGCCAACTATCCCCATTAAGAACATAGACGATAAAGATGGAGAGATTGGAATATGTATACTATCTGCCATCAACTTGGTTGAGCTTAACTCGGACAAGGATATAGAATCCGCCTGTAGTGTAGCGGTTCAGTCCCTTGAGTCCGTAATTGATTACCAAGATTATCCAGTAAAGGCTGGTGAGAACTTCACTAAAAAAAGACGATCTCTAGGCATTGGCGTAACTAATCTAGCAGGATTTTTAGCCAAGAACAAGCTGACCTATGAAGATAAACAAACCCCCAAAGTCGTGCACGATTTAATGGAGAAGATACAGTGGTATTTGTTAGACGCTTCCTGTAGGTTGGCTGAAGAGCTTGGCCCATGTGAGAAGTTCAATGAAACAAAATACTCTAAAGGATTACTTCCAATAGATTGGTATAAAAAAGATGTAGACGAGATAGTTAAGCCAAAGTATTCCATGGACTGGGAAGGGCTTAGGGCGAGAATTAAAAGCTTTGGACTAAGACACTCAACCCTGTCGGCCATCATGCCGTGTGAGTCTAGCTCGGTCATTCAGAACAGTACTAACGGGATAGAACCAGTGCGACGGCTCCTCTCCTACAAGAAGGCAAAGAACGGTGTTTTAAAACAATTAGTGCCCAACTACCATAAAAGTAGAAAATATTACACTTTAGCATTTGACATGCAGGATAATAATGCTATAATTAAAATCGTAGCCGTGCTTCAGAAGTTTGTAGACATGAGTATTAGTGCAAACCTATACTACAACTATGAACATTATGAAGACGGGTCGATACCACTAAGCCAAATTATCAAAGATAACCTAACCAGTTATAAATATGGTATCAAGAACCTATATTATTGTAACACTCCAGATGGAGATGGAAAACTAGAAGAAGACACCAATTGCGAAAGTGGAGCTTGCTCTATATAATGAAAAGTATTTTGAATAAAATGAATGTTGACACCTTAAAACAACCGTTGTTTTTAGGCGAAGATCTATCACTGCAAAGGTATGACAAGTTTAAGTATCCAGTATTCTTTAACCTGTTCAAAAAGCAGTTAGAGTTTTTCTGGAGACCTGAAGAGATTGAGCTAAAAAAGGATAGGAGTGACTTCAAGGATGACTCAGTGATGTCAGAAAATGAAAGGTTTATTTTCACCTCTAACCTTAAATATCAAACTGTGATGGACTCTGTTATTTGTAGGGGAGTCCCTACTATTCAGGAGTACGTGTCAAACCCTGAGCTTGAAGCCTGTCTTAATGTCTGGCAGTTCTTTGAGCAGATTCACAGCTACAGCTATACATATATTATTAAAAATGTATACTCGAACCCTAGTGAAATTTTAGACTCTTGTTTAACAGATAAAGAAATAGTAGCTAGGGCAGATGTGGCAGTTAAAGAATACGATAAATTACGTAGCTTCGGCAAGGGTGGAAGCACTAAAGACTTAAAGAAGCAAATCTACTTAACTCTAATTAGCATAAATATATTAGAGGCCGTAAGGTTCTACGTTTCATTCATCTCTGCTTTTGCTTTTGCTGAGAATAAAAAGATGGCAGGCAATGCAGATATTGTTAAGCTAATAAAGAGAGACGAAGCAATACATCTGTACAACACTCAAGAAATACTTAAAATTCTACAGAGTGTTAAGTCAGAGGGGTTTGTACAAATTGCTAAAGAATGCGAAGAAGAGGCGTGCAAAATGTTTGAGAGCGCAGCTACGGAGGAGAAAAAATGGGCATCGTACTTATTTAAGGATGGGTCTATCATTGGATTGAATGAGCCAGTTATGCATCAGTACGTTGACTGGCTATGTATGTCGAGGCGAAAGTCGATAGGTCTACCATATGAGTCGGGCTTAAAAAACCCTATATCTGGTTGGACAGAGCCTTGGATGAGCAGCGAAGCAGTTCAAGTCGCACCACAAGAACATGAGATAACTTCGTATAAGATTGGAGCTAGCACTAACGATCTTGACAGTGTAGACTTTGGAGATATTAAACTATGACACATTTTATGTCTCCGAGTTCATACTCCAGACTCATCGAAACAACTATCAAAGTTAAGAGGTTGGAAAAAAACGCAATTATTCCAACTAAACCAAATAATGATGACGCTGGATGGGACTTATATGCTATCATAAGTAGGAGCTTAGCGCCCAATCAACGTGTGGTATATAGGACTGGTATATCGTTAGAAATACCAGAAGGTATAGTTGGGTTGGTATGGCCAAGGTCAGGACTCTCTGTCAAGCATGGCATAGATGTTCTAGCAGGAGTAATCGACTCTGGGTATCGAGGAGAAATTCAGGTGTGTCTACTTAATACTAGCGACATTTGGGTAGAAATTCAAGAAGGAGAGAGGATTGCACAAATCCTATTTCAGGAAATTCCAAAAATTAAACTAGAAGAAGTTACACTGCTAGCAAACTCAGATCGAGGTGAAAATGGGTTTGGTAGCAGTGGCAAATAGAAAGAGTTCACATGAAAAAATCTGCTGTAAACAGACAAAAACGACAAGCTCAGTCTAGAAAAATCGTTCCCCTCTCAGCGAAAACAGAAAATCAAAAAGACTACATAAGAGATATTGTAGACAATGACATAGTGTTTTGCACTGGCCCATCCGGCTGTGGTAAATCATTCATTGCGGCGGGTATGGCAGCAAGCCTGATATTTACAAAGCAGGTAGAGCAGATTATAATCACGAGACCCCTAGTATGTGCGGGAAAAGATATAGGGGCATTGCCCGGAGAACTAGATGAAAAAATCAGACCATACCTAATGCCGATGGAGGAAAACTTGAGGTATTTTCTAGGCAGAGATTTTTACGCTCAACTTTTTAATGGTAGAAAAATTAGATATGAACCATTAGAAGTCATGAGAGGAGCCACGTTTCATGGGGCGTATATGATTCTGGACGAAGCGCAAAACTGCACACTGGATCAGATAAAAATGTTTGTGACACGGATGGGAGAAGGGTCTAAGGTTTTAGTCAATGGAGATACTAGACAGACAGACATCCATAGGTTTAGTGGGCTGATGGAGTGCATTGATAGACTAGATGGAGTTAGAGGAGTGGGGATTAGTCAGTTGTACTACGAAGATATACAGAGAAATGGAATAATAGGAAGGGTTCTTGAAGCCCTAGAAGAGGACTCTTATGATCAACTATGATTATGTTTGTACGGATTGTAACCATGAATTAAAGAATGTTATGCAGTCAATAAAAGATGAGCCGAAAAAAAAATGTCCAGAATGTGGAAATAATGCACTCGAAAGGGTGATGTATGGTGGATCCTACGGGTTTGTTAGTAACACTTCAACCATCGGCCAGCTAGCGGATAAAAACGCTAGGGGTATGGGTCACTACCAAAGGTCTGAAATAGAGGCAAAGGTAAAAGAAAACAAACCTCCGTCTAGTCAGACTATATATGGTAAATATGCAACAGCAACTAAGTCTGAGATAAGTAAAATGACACCTCAGCAGCAGCAAAACTATATCACGAAGGGGCACAAGTGAGTGATAAAATGCACGAGGAATGCTTTGACAGGCTAGGTAACCCCACACTAACAGACAGGGAGACAGTCTACGCTAAGAGAAGAATAGTAAACGAAACCGAGGCGTATTTAGTAGCTACACATCAGGACATCCCATTCAATCCACGTGGAACACCAGCGTCCATAGAAGACTATGTAAACATTAGACTAAAAAAAACGTCGCAGGAAACTTTCAACTTTTACATGTTGTTTCTTAAGACGAACAATTCTTTATATTTAACTAAAGCACAAAGGAGATTTTTAAATGACTAAAAAAGGGCCATTAGGAAAAGCGGAAGAGTTTTACGTGGAGCATCACTGTAACACTAGTACTGTAGAAGAAATAGCCAAAGAGCTAGATAGACCAAAATCCACCATTAAAAAAAAGGTTGACACATGTAAGAAAGACACTGTACTAGGGACTGCTGGCTCACAAATCGCCAGACAAGACGGTATTGCCATAATGACAGAAAACGCATCTGCTACATCAGACGAGACTAATAAGTCTCAACAGATAGCTATCAGAGCTAAAAACTGTACTACAGGCACTACTAAGTAATGTTAATATCGGGAAGAGAAAACTGGTTGCAACACTACAGGGCTGACAAGAGCAGCATCTGGGTAAGCACCGAGATGTCCAATGGAGAGATTATCTTCTTTAAAGAAGACGAGGGAGAGAGACTTTCGTATTGGCTAGACGTTAAACAGATGTGCGTTAGTGATGATTTATCAATTCACTCAATAACACTACAGTTTAAGTCCCACAAGGTAACAACCGATACGTCCGACTGTGAAGCAGTGTACCTAACAAAGGCCGCTATAGGCAGGTTAGGAGCTGAGCGCAGTCGTGACTGTATCACCGTTGGCAGATTGAATGATGGGGTAGTCCACAAAACCATGTGGATGACACCAGAACTTATTGAAGAAATATCCACACAAGACACTATTGAGGAATGTATCCAAGAGGCATTGATATACCATGACAAAGAAAAGAACAGAACTAAGTAACTACAAGTCACCATCTACAGGTGAATATTGCACCTGCGCCCAGTACCTAGCTGAAATTATGTGTACTCGGATGGCGGAAAAAGAAAACGAAGGCAGTCAAGCATATAAGTTTTGGAACACGCCGAAGTGGAAAAAAACATATGCTTATCAGGTGATGCTTGCCAATAAACTTGTAAGAAAGTTTATCTGCTCAGCTATAGTCAAAGCTATAAATTCTAAAGAGCTAAAGCACGTGTATTCGCTCGGTTATCCAGATTTAGAGCAAGTAATTTCTAAATATCAAAAGATAGTTGAGCAACAGGACGTACAATCAGCTACAATAAAGATACAGGAACAACCGAAACGACGATCTGGCTCTTTCGGTAGTAAATCTAGTATGCAAAAACTGAGAGGCTTAGATGGCAAAGAAAAAGAAGGTTAACAAATTTATAGACGACGTTGTAAGTAGTAGTATCTGCTCTAACTATGGGGACGTTATAAGAACGGGTTCAGAAGTCTTAGCAAACATTAGTAGTCTCTCTGTCATTGGTATATCCCCAGCGTTAGACATCGCGCTCGGTGGTGGACTGCGAGAGGGGAGCTGTGTCGTCATGACGGGGGATCCTAAGAGTGGCAAAACTACTACAGCCCTACATTTTGCAGCTAAATGTCAAAAGATAGGAAAGAAAGTAATATACGCAAACACGGAAGGCAGACTGGCTAAGCAAAATTTTGAAGGAATCAAAGGATTAGACCCAGATAAGATTCTCATCATAGAATCGACTGATGATAAAATTTTGTCAGCGGAGGATTTTTTAAACATTCTGGAGTACTATATCAATAATGATCCATCGTGTTTAATTATTGTTGACTCTGTATCCAACATGGTTCCACGGGATGAGCTAGAGGGCGAGGTTAGAACTGGCGTTAGAAACGCACTACCGAGACTCCTATCAATGTTCTTTAAGCGTATCGGTGGATCAGTAACGAAAAACAAAACGATATTAATTTGTATCACACACAACATTGCGAACACTGGAGGTAGTAGATTCTCGCCACTTAAAATGGCTGACTGTGGGAACATGTTACAGTATCAAGCTGGTACTAATATGATTATTACACATCGTGGAAAGTGGCAGGTTCCAGCTCAGACAGGCCCACACGTAGGCCAAATTGCAAACTGGAATATTAAGACATCAAACGCAGGTGGTATACCAAACTCAACAGCGGAGAGCTGGATACGCTATGGAATAGGCCTAGACGAAGTGCAGGAAGTAGTTCAAATTGCCTGTGAGTTCAGGCTAATAAAAACAGCAGGAGCTTGGTATACAATACAATGTGCTATAGATGAACAAGAAGATCCATCTGTGTCAAAGATTCTTAAGGACAACGAAGTGTCAGACAAAGAAGAAGACATAGAGAGGTTCTTTAAATTCCAAGGCGTGAATAACTTATGCGATTTTTTAAATGAAAACCAAGAAGTTGCAGACTTCATATATGCCAAAGTCAAGGAGTTATTTTGAAGGTCATTGGGCTGAATGGTATGAGGTATAACCTAAACCTATCCAAGTACAACGTCTATAAAAATGACAGCAGAAAAAGATCTAAGCATCACATAAGAGCAAGACAGTTGATAGCAGAAGTCTACCATAGTTACAGAGTGCTTGAGGAAGTAAAAATGCCGGGCAGTACGGCAACTCACAGAAAATCTGTGCTGTACTTAGATTTCTTTATACCGAACATTAAGGTTGCCTTTGAGGTACATGGTCGTCAGCACTACGAACATGTCCCATTCTTCCACAAGACAAAGGCTGACTTCTTAAGGGCGAAGGCTAGGGATGAAGATAAGATTGATTGGTGCGAACTAAATAACATAACATTAGTAACCCTTAAATATTCAGGAACAGACGATGAGTGGAGAAAATCAATTAAAAGCATCTGAAAGATTATCAGAGCATATTAAGACCATAGAAGAATACGTTAACGCATCCAATGCATCGTATTCGATGTTCAACGCAGAGTATATTATATCCTCAAATTTAACAAGAGACGACTTGTCTTCGATGACAAGCAAAGAAATGTTCGACGCAGCATATCTCTTGTATGGGTATTCAACGTATATTCAAGATGAAATAAATAAGAACAAGGTTGCATTTAACTGGTGTGAAGACCAAATAGAAAAACTAGTTGCAGCTAACTTAAACAATTTTGACCAGTATACTAAACACAACGTTAAAAGACAGTTAATAATTAAAGAGAACAGTTACGCATCAAGCGTAGACAACATGCGAATAACGGCAGAAGCTAGGCTTCAGTGTTTAGAAGGTAAGGTATACGAACTAAAGCGCCAAGGCGATGTTTTATTAGAAAAGGCAAAAAGACTATGAAACCAGAAGATTTTAGCATTGAAGAGTTACAGGAAATATTAGAAGCGAAGATTAAAGAGTTGGAAAAAGAAGAATCTACGCCAGACGATGGAGCTTCTGTTAAAGAAGACTTCACCGTTTCTAGAAACTTAGATAATACAAAAATAAAAAGGCCAGTCAAGGCTCGTGAGAATACTTGGGTAGACACTGGGGAAAACAAAGACGTGACAACCCCTGAGGTTGAATTAACGCCACGTAAAAGACCCAAGGCGGCCACGACAAACAAAAGATGTCACGTTTGTGGTAAAGATTTTCAAATAAGCACAAAGTTAGACAGTGGTGACTTTATGCGTTGTAACGACTGCACAGGACGATAAAAATGGATCATATTTTGACAGACGTTGGATCAGAAAGGGCTGTATTAGCAGCCTTGTTCCAACATGGTATTGAAGCATATGTAGAAGTAGCAGACATCATTGACGCATCGTCTTTTGGACATGTGAACAATCAAGTGCTGTACGCCTGTGTTCAGCAGGTTATTGAGGGTAACTCAAAGGTTGACCTTCCGTCAATCCTATCGGCAGCGTCTCAGCTTAATCATACGGATCGAGTTGAGAACAAGCAGGAGTTGCAATACATCAAGTCCTTGTTTGATTTTCCTGTAAATAAAGATAACGTATTTAACTTTGCCGTACAGATAAAAAAGTTTGAGTTTGCTCGTAGGATTAAAAAACTATCCCTAAAGATCCATAAAGACATTGACGATATAACTGGAACTGAGAGCGTTGACGAAATCATAGGGATGCTAGAAGAACCAGTAATGGATTTTCTAAGAGAAGACGACGGTGGAGAAAGACCAGAAAAAATTGGAAAAGGCATTGAAGACTATATTCAGTTTATCACTGAGAACAAGTGTGATATAATTGGTATACCTAGTGGCTTTAATAGGTTCGACCACGCCATTGGAGGAGGTCTTCGTAGAAAGTGTGTTGATCTGGTTGCAGCAAGACCAAAGGTTGGCAAGAGTGTGTTCGCTGACAACGTAGCAATTAACGTTGCGTCAGATGGTGTTCCTGTTTTGGTTCTAGATACAGAGATGTCAAAAGAAGATCATCTTAATAGAATCCTCGCCAATCTAAGCGGCGTGCCAATATCTGACATCGCGACGGGGAAGTTCGTAGATGATGACGATCAAAGTCACGCAGTTCATGAGGCTGTAAAAAAGATAGAGAGTATTCCATACAACTATGTCAGCGTGGCCGGTAAGCCTTTTGAGCAGATATTAAACATTATTAAGAGATGGATTATACAAGACGTAAAAATGGATGAACACGGACGAACCAATGATTGTGTTGTCATCTATGACTATCTAAAGCTAATGTCGTCTAGTTCCATAACAAATAATATTCAAGAATACCAAGCGCTTGGGTTCCAAATCACAAATCTTCACAACTTAGCAGTAAAGTTTGATTTCCCATGCTTATCTTTTGTTCAGTTGAACAGAGACGGGATAACAAAAGAGTCTACAGACGCTGTATCAGGGTCTGACAGGCTCATTTGGTTATGCACGTCATTCTCCATCTTTAAAACCAAGTCTCCAGAGGAGCTCGCAGAGGACGGCCCACGGGCTGGCAATAGGAAACTTGTACCCATTGTTTGTAGACATGGGTCTGGAATGGAGGATGGAAACTATATCAACATGAATATGGCGGGAGAATTTGCTAGGCTAGATGAGTTGAGGACTAGGAATGAGTTTAGGTCTCAGCCGGTTGATGATAGTGGACTGATCGATGAGGAAAATTTACATAAAGTTAACGAGGATATTGAAGAACATGGAACTGAAAAAAATCAAAAAGCTCCTTGGGAATAACATAGAGCTAATTCTCTCAGAGCTTGGTATTGAATTTGAAAAAAACGGAGAGAATATCACATGCCCCTGCCCAGTGCATGGTAGTGATAGCCCCAACAGTTTTTCATACTCCACTGATAAAAACATCTGGAGCTGCTGGTCTAGAAGATGTCAGGATGAATATTCCAACGATGTCATTGGGTTGATACAGGGCATATTATCGGGAGATGAGGAAGAAGACATCGGCTTTAGCAAAGCTCTTACGTGGGCATGTAGTGTTTTAAACATAGATAACAACAGCGTTCTTGTGGATAAAGTCGTAGGAGAAGAGGGCGATGAGTTTGTTGAGATGGTTGGAATGTTTGCAAAAGAAGAAGAGATATCGCAAGAGGATGAACAAGTATCTATGGACTGCACGCTATCTCACCCCTCAGAATATTTTAAAAGAAGAGGGTTTCAAGAAACAACCTTGGGATATTTTGAAGTTGGGGACTGTAATCAGAAAAAGTCTACAATGGTACAAAGAGCCATTATACCCATCTACAACCTAACGGGAGAAAAAATCGTAGCATACATCGGAAGGTCAACCAAGGATTACATTATGCCAAAGTTTTTATTCACAAAGGGGTTTAATAAGCGTAGGTATCTTTACAACTATCATAATGCCATCAGCAAGGCTAGTGAAACGTCCACCTTATTTATAACTGAAGGACAAGGAGACGTGTGGAAGCTACACGAGGCTGGAGTAATGAACGCAATTGGTATATTTGGAAAATCCCTTAGCGACCAACAAAAAAGAATACTAGAACAAAGTGGAGTAACAAGGTTAGTTGTTTTAACAGATAACGATCAGGCGGGGAGAGAGTCTAAGATACAGATTCAAAGACAAATGAGTCGTATGTTTAAGGTTGTCTTCCCTAGAATGTCCAGAAAGGACGTTGGAGATATGACAGTAAAACAAATAAAAGAGGACATATTACCACAACTGAAAGGCATGTATTAATGGTAAATATAATTGGAATAGCTGGAAAGAAGCAGTCTGGCAAAAATACAATGGCTAACTACCTACATGGGAAAAAGTTAAAAAAACGGGGCACAATCAAGGACTTTAGTATTGATAGCTCAGGGCAACTGGTGATTGCAACCTCTGTCGATGGAGATGATGAGTTAGGGGTTTTGGACATCACCCGAAAAGACGAGGCTTTTGTTGAGTACGCTCATTGTAATATATGGCCATACATAAAATTATATAGCTTTGCTGATGGCTTGAAAAACCTTTGCGTTGACTTCTTTAACCTGTCTACTGAGCAGGTATACGGAACAGACGATCAAAAGAATACTAAGTCAAGCATCAAGTGGGCAGATCTTCCTAGTAGAAAAAGGGGGTCTAAAAATAAAGGGTATATGACAAGTCGTGAACTGCTTCAATATTTTGGGACAGATATAATGCGTAAAATGAACTTAAATGTGTGGGTAGATTACGCATTAAAATCAATAGTCGCCGAACAAAGCGAACTTGCGGTTATAGCAGATATAAGATTCCCAAACGAGGTAGAAGCTATTCAGGCCGCTGGAGGAAAGGTGGTCAGACTAACAAGAGAATTTAAGGAAGACCAACACGAAAGCGAAAGCGCCTTAGATGAAAACAATTACAACTGGGACAACTTTGATTTTATAATTGACAACGCTAAAGGTGGAACTCCTGAGTTTTGTCAGGATGTAAGTAAACTGTTTAACAAAATGGAGGTGACATGCTAGTCACATATATACGTAGTTCGAGTTTTAACAACTATTCTTTTTGTCAAATGCAGTATTTTTTGACATATACACTGGGACACCAGTCTACATCTGGTAAAAAAGCACAGCTTGGAACCATCGTGCATAAGGTCATGGAGGTGCTGGCAGGATGTCAGCAATTGATTCAAAATAAAAAGAAAATGCTTTTAGTCGATGACGCGCTTGGTGATATTAAATTCACTAAGAAGAAACTAGCAAGCGACAAATTTGTTAACGATTTAGTCCAGATGAGTTATGACTGGTACACGGAAAACTGTACGCACCATTATACGAAGGGTGACTATAAATTCTGCGAAGAGACTACATGGATAGCGTTAAACCATAGTGATGGAACTTTTGATCCTAGGAATAGAAAGATTGTAGCATCTGAGCCACATTTTGATATTGTCATAGATGAACCTTGGGCTAAGTTTGACTACACGCTTCCCACAGGAAAGAGGCTGGAAGGGCAGTTAGCCATAAAAGGAACCATCGACATGGTTACTGAGGTGTCAGATGGAACTATAGAAGTGGTTGACTGGAAGACTGGAAAAAGAATGGACTGGGCGACGGGGGAGAAAAAAACATACGAAAAATTATGTTCAGACCCTCAGTTGTTACTTTACAATTATGCCATCTCAAAGATGTTTCCAGAATACGAACAAGCCATTATGACAATCTTTTTTATCAAGGACGGCGGGCCGTTTTCCCTTTGTTTTGACAGTAAAGACAGAGAAAAGTTCTTAGAGACGTTGAAGTTAAAATTTCAGCAGATCAGCAGAAACGACATGCCAAAGCCGCTTTCTAGAGACAGAAAACACTGGAAGTGTACAAAGCTGTGTCATTTCTACAAAAACAACTGGCCGGGCACTGAGAAAAATATGTGTATACATATAGAGGAGCACCTTAAAGAACACGGAATGGATAAAACTGTTTCAGAGTGCACCGCCAAGGGATTTAGCGTGGGTCATTACGAGGCTCCGGGATAAGGAAAGACTATGATTGAAGTACAGATTACAGAGAAAATGAAGAAAAGAGCTTGGGCGAAGTCTCGCGAAATGGGGGTTATCAAAAACTCTATCATGAGTGGGGATGGAAACATAGCAGGATTCTTAGGAGAAGAGGTGGCGAATACTATAATTAAAGGTGAGATAAATAATACCTATGATTATGACATCATAACCAAGGGTGGTATCAAATACGATGTTAAAACTAAGAGATGCACATCTCCACCTAAACCCTTTTATGACTGTTCAGTTGCTGGATTTAACACAAAGCAAAAGTGTGACAGATATGCCTTTGTCAGAATAGAAAACAAAAATAATAGATGGGGAAGAGCTTGGGTTCTTGGTTGGCTAGAACACGACGACTACTATAGTAAAGCTAAAAAATTAACCAAAGGTCAAACTGATCCATCTAACAATTTTGTAGTAAGGGCAGACTGTTATAATGTTTCCATATCAAAGTTAACTAAATTTTCAGGAGCAACAAATGATAGA